TATATCCATATCCTCTGTATATACATAATCAACATACCCTTCTTCTGATAATTTAGCACATAAAACATCCGCTTCACCATCTGCTTGTAAATATGGAACACCCATTAATTCTAATAATTCTTTTGATTGTTCAATTTGTTCAGAGGTAATATGTGTGGATCTTTTAAAATATTTTATTCTTTCTTTTTCATCTTTAGTTTCTTTGTATTTTTCTTCAGCATTACTTCTAATTTTTCTTCTATTATTAATAGTATTATTTTTAAAATCAGGTGGTTTGCCGTCAAAAATAAAAATAGGAGTAATTTGATTTTGTATAAGAAAAATGGTTTTGTTAAATAAACCTAAAATATGTGAAATAACTTCACCTTTATTATTTCTGATGTCATCACCAGAATTTCTAATAGAAATAACAATTTGGTATAATAAGATACTAATATCGATAGCAATTTTTTTGTGTGCTAAACTTTTGATATTAATTTTCTTAAGTAAACCTTCTTGTTCTAATAATTTGGATAACCCTTTAATTCCCATATAGGACTTATAATATAAAATGAATAATTATTTAAATAAATTAATAAAAATAAATTAATAAAATAAATTTAAGTTAAATAATATTTAATATTTAGTTTTAATGGATAATATACATGATTTTTTTAACAAGTTATCTCGTAAACGTCCCAGAAGTTATTCTATGGATGAAAAAGATGAATATACAAGAGATGAATATATAAATTATATTAAAAGTAAAATAGAGCAGTTTATGGATTCAGTAAAAACATATAGACAAATTACTAAAGAAATAAATGTGTGGTTAGAAGAATTAGATATAGTAAGAGAAGAAACAACAGAAACAAAGGAAGCATTAATGAAATTAACTCAAAAATTGCATGATGTAAGTGTAAGTGAAAAGATTTTATATGAGTTATTAGATTATTTGAAGAGAAACAAGGAAAATAAGAGTAAATTATTAAAGAGTGAAATTTTAAAATATTTGGAAAAAATGAAAACAATGAAGGTTAGTAAATTAAAAAGAACCATACCAGAGGAAGAAACATTATCAGATTTTATAGTAGAAGATGAAGAATATGAAGAGGGTGAATATGATGAGGATGATGAATATGATAGTGAAGAGGATAGTGTCGATGAAAGTTATGAGGAGGGCGATGAAGTGGAAGGAAATTATGGAGGAATGTTACCAATAATATTGAAGTTAAATAATAAGAGAAAGAATTTTTTGGAGGAATGGAATAAGAGATTTGAGGATATTCGTATGTCATCAGCAAAGAGTATGAGTAATGATGAGTGTCATACATATTTGAATTCTTTGAATAAAAATGATAGAGAAAAGATATTGAGTGAGGCAGAAAGAATAGAGGGAATAAAAAATAATGAGAAACCAATGTATTTTAGAATTTTGGATCTACCAATACCATTAGAGGAAAGAAAAGTAATATTGAAGGAGTATAATAGTATGGGTTTTGATTCAAAAAAGACAAAAGCATGGTTAGACAAAGTGATGATGGTACCATTCGGGAAGTATATTGAAAATAAGAGTCAAAAAAATGTATCAAAATTTATAAAATCGTTAATAAAACAGATGGATAGTGTAGTATATGGTCATGAGGAGGCAAAAAGAAAGATTGTGCAAATAATGTGTCAAAGAATAAGAAATCCAAAGGCAAAAGGATTGGTAATAGGAATAGAGGGTGTACCGGGAAATGGTAAAACAAGTTTAATAGAACAGGGAATATGTAAGGTGTTAAAACGTCCATTTATTCCAATATCATTAGGAGGAGCAAGTGATGCATCATTTTTGGTAGGTCATTCATTTACATATGAAGGTTCAATTCCAGGAAAGATAGCAGAGTCATTAATTCAGAGCGAGTGTATGAATCCTGTATTTTATTTTGATGAATTGGATAAGATAAGTGAAACACAAAAGGGAATGGAGATAGTAAATTTGTTGGTGCATTTGATAGATCCATCTCAGAATAGTCATTTCCGTGATAAATATTTTCATGGATTAAGTTTGGATTTATCGAGAGCGACATTTATATTTAGTTTTAATGATAGTAGTTTAATAAATCCAATTTTGTTGGATAGAATTACTGTTGTAAAGACCGATGGTTTGGATTTGAATCAGAAAAAGATTATAGCAAATGATTATTTGATGCCATCAATAATGAAAGAAATGGGAATGAAAGATGACAATATAAAAATAGCAGAAAATGTATTAGTAGATATGATAACAAAATATACGTATGAGGGAGGAGTACGAGGGTTAAAGGAATTGTTATTCCATATATGTAGGGAATTAAATATATATAATTTAACAAAAACTAGATTAAATGAAAAGAAGGTTAAATTTCCATATGAGTTAAAAAGAGAGGGTATGAATGTGTTGTTAAAGGAATATGATGAGATAAAGGAGACTCCAATCCATACTGAAAATAAGATAGGTGTAGTGAATGGAATGTGGGCAAATTCGTATGGAATGGGTGGAGTATTACCAATAGAGATTTTAACATATCCATCATCATCAGCATTTAGTATAAAGAAAACTGGAAGTTTGAAGCAAGTTATCCAGGAGTCAATAGAGGTAGCATTATCAGTATCATGGAATCATTTGAGTGATAAGAAGAAGGATGATTGGATGAAATATTGGAAAAAGACATGTGAGGGATTTCATGTGCATTGTCCGGAGGGAGCGACTCCAAAGGATGGTCCCAGTGCAGGAACAGCATTATCTTTAGCATTTTATTCGTTGTTAAGTAAACAGGAGATTCCAAATACAATTTCAATAACAGGTGAAATGAATTTGCAAGGTAAAGTGACAAAGATAGGTGGATTGAAGGAGAAGATAGCGGGAGCGAAACGTGCAGGAGTGAAAAAGGTATTTTATCCTTTAGAGAATGAGGATGATATGAAAAGAATCCGAGAGAAGAATGGTGATATATTGGAGGGATTAGAATTGGTAAGTTTAAGAACGTTTAGTGATTTATTGGAGAATTTAGATTTTTAGAATTTTATAAATATGTTAAAATATATGTAATATATATGTGTATTTTAATGTCGGAGGAAAAAAGTGAGTTAATAGATTTGGTATTAACAGAAAATGCGATAAATAGAAAAAAGGAGTATGATATAAAAAATTATTATAATTTGGATGAATTAAAAGATTTGGAGATAGATGATATATATGATATATTTGATAGAACGCATTTAATAGTATTTGTGAGTAATTTGTATTTGGATATAAAAAAGAAGATAAGAAATGTGTGTATGCCATGTAGAAAGTGTAAAATAAATTTTGATAGTTGTAAGGAGATAACATTTTTGCCTTACGAGTATAAATTTAATTTAATAGATATATTAAAATATAATAATAAAAAGAGTGTAATATATAGAAATAATAATAGAAAATCTAAACATCAGATAGTATTTGACGAGGGAGTAATAAGAAAAGGAGTAATATATAGAAAATTAACAGTAAGAAATACATTTACATATATTCCGTTAAATAAATATGAATATAAAATAACGGAACATAAAATTCGTGGTTTTTGTCAAATAATGGAAGAATTGGGAGCGAATAAGATAGAAATAGATTTTTCAACAATAAAAAATCAAATAATAAATTTATCTAGTAAAAATAAAATAGAGGCAAATGAAATAGCAGGAAATTTGGGTTTTACGTTAGGAAATAGTAAAAACGAGGAAAATAAAAGTGTATATGTATTAGAGTATCCATCAAATAATAATTTAATATTAAATATTCGTGAGTTGGAAAGAAATATAGTAAGTGGGAATTATTTGATAAGTATGAATGATTATAATACGAATTTGGAATTGCAATATGTAATAAATTCTCGTTGTAGACATTTTATAACAAATTATTCAACAACATTTGATTTAAAAATGGAGAGTGAATATAATTTGGAGATGGTAACACAGTTAAAAATCCCAGAAATAAATACAAATAATAAAATAAAATCGAAAAAAAAAATAAAAAAAACAATATCGATAGCGAGTCATATAGAGTTTAATAATAAATATAGAAAACCAAATGAGTTATTAAAACAGAGTATAAGTTTGGATGAAGTAGGTTTTAATTATGTAATGAATAATATAAATAATGAAAATGATGATGAAAATTTAAGTGATGAGTGGAAAATATTTTTGTGGCGTTTTGTGATATTGTATGTAAATAATTTGTGTGATATAAAAAATAATAAT